CAGGTCCAGCGGCGTGGCAGCAGGCGTGAAGTTCAGGGTGCCAGACAGATCGTCAGCCGACGCAATGGCCTCATCGACGGTCTTGGTCTGCAAGACCTTGCTGGGGTCTACCGTCTGCAACGGGCTGATTAGCTGGGCGTCATAGGTATTGGGGTTAAGCAGGTAACGGGCAGCCGCGTCAGAATACGGATTGACTGGTAACGGTTTTTGCTCGGCCCTATGCTCACCGTACGCAGCTATTCCAGCCATTGGGCCCGAAGTAATTGTTGCGGTAGCTCCAGCTTCAGGGACCCCTTCCATCAGGTTTTGATTAGGGTTAACGGTTTTAGTTATTACATTACCGCCAAATTGGGTGCCCATCTCTTCGATGTTCTCCCCCAACAATTCTTTTCCAATTGTTTTTGGAATGCTCTTAGCCGCTAAATCTGTGCCGAGACTTTTGGCCAACCCGCGTTCTACGATGGCGGCTTCGGCGCCTGCATATCCCAGCAAACCAAGCGGGGCCGTTATTGCCGCTGCAATTCTTGCTTTGCTTTTTGCAATTTGTTTAATAGCGTCTTCGCTAGACGCCCCGTCTTTTATAAGCTTTTGGTAGTCTTCGTTTTTAGCCCAGACTTTAGGGTCTAAATTTATTAGACTTTCATAGACTGACCCAGCGGCATCCCCGCCGGCCATAACCATGGACGCTCCGGCTCCGCCGGCGGTAGCACCCGCAGTGCGGGCTGCTGTTTGAAGGGCTCCCCCACTGATAGCCTCGCTTAGCGCAACAGTGGGGCTTATTTTTCCAGCAAAATTAACGGCTTGGCCCAGTAAGGCAGACCCTGCTTTAGCCGCGCCTAAAACGCCAAGGAAATAGCCGGCTTGTTTAGTAGTCTCATGTAACGCCAAAGACGGACTGGTAACTAACTCGACGATTGCAGTTGCGTATTTATCTAAAAAACCATTTTCAGAATTAATGCGTTCCGCCATTCGATCTTGGCGTGCTTTTATTTCTGGAGATTCAAGCTCTTTAAAATACTTTTGTGACTCGCGCAAAGAATCACCGAGCTTGCTATCAGGTGCAATGATGTTTGTAGGAAGCTGGACAAAAGAAGTTCCAAATTGTCCAAGGGCGGATACGGTATCAAGGGCCCATGCTCCCGGCGTTCTAAACTCTTCTGCTTGCCATTCACGGGTAGCTCGGATTGTGTCGGGATTGGTGGCTCTTGCAATCAGCCCACCGACACCGGTTTCGCCACGGTTGGCCATCTCTTGCGCAATCTGCTGAACCCGGGGATCCTCTGTCTGGGCTAGGCCTCCACGCACCAGATCGGCTTGGCCTAGCGTTTCTTTGCTGATTGGGCCGGCGCCATAGCTCAGGCGCTTGTCAATCTCTGCTTGTCTTTCAACCGGGGTTGGCGGTTCGGCAGCGGTCTCAAGTACGCTTTTGTATTCCGGATTAACGAAGTCCTTTACCCGCTGCATGATGGTGCGGTCGTCTTCCGGCTTTACCAATCGGGGGTCGGGTTTACCCATGGGCGTAGCGCTGCGCCCCTCGGATGGGGTCACACCTTCAGGCAAAGGCTTTTGCGGCGATGCCTTGGGCTGCACCTCTAACAGGTGGGCCGTGATCTCATCGTCTTTGTAGCCAGCTTTGCGTGCAGCATCAACGTCAAAATTTGATTTGCTGCCAAGATAGTCCGCGATGTCTGCCGGGCTATATCCGGCCTTTAAAGCAGCTTGAACATCAAACGCCATGGCGTGTCCTTAATTACGTTCAAAATCGGAAAGCGGGGGCTTGGTGCCATCTTTACCGGTGGCTTGATTGCGGGCAGTCCATTTAGCCGACGCCGCGTTCCAACGGTCATTAATCGGCGCCACCTCGGCCAGTTTGGCTTTGGCAACGGGGTCGCCAGCGTTGGCTTTCTTTTGCAAGCTTACGTAGGCGCTGTTGATTTCCGCTGTCGGCACGCCAAGGGCTCGGCCCATTTCGTCGCGTGCGGCTTTCACTTGCCGATCAATGTCAATTCCAGATTCGGGTTTACCCTCGGGGCCCTTGGCTTTCAGTCGTTTATCCGCCACGTCTTCAAGAGAATTTGCCCGGATGTTGGCGATTTCAATAAGGTGCGCATGCGCGGCCAAATCGGTTTTTCTCAAGTCGGACATATAAGTAGGATCTGCAACCAGATCTCGGGCCTTTTTAATTTGAGCGTCGGTTGCATCTTTCGCTTGGATTTTGGCCAAGTCTTTTCCAGCTTCGTACGTAGCTCGGTCGACTGCGGCAGTCGCTGGAGCCAAGGTCGCCTTAACGCCTAGCTTAGAAGCGCCTTCCACGATATCAGCCGAAGCATTTGCAGGGGCAACAGCCTCCCTGACGCCGGCGGCAGCCGTGCCTTCCGCTACTAGCATTTCGGCTTTTGCCGCCGGGACACCAGCACCAACCAAAGCTTTGTATTTTGCGGCCTCGGCTTCTGCTGTTTGTTTTAAATACTCAGGGCTGCGAACGCGGGTTTCTTCGGTAATCCGACCAGCGACATCGCGCTCACGGGTAATAGCATCGATGGCCAATTTCTTATCTGCTTCGGCGTCTAGAAGTTGTTTCTTTAAATCCACCTCGCTCTGCTTTTTCATTTCCATATTAGCCGCTTGGCCATAGCCTTCGGCCGCGCCGCCTAGGGCGCCAGAAATCAATCCTGCGAAACTGGGCATATTAAGCTCCCGTTGGCTGCGGTGCAGCAGGTATATTTTGGTTGCTGTACTGGTTCAGCAACTGGGCCAACTTGTCCGGCGCAACGCCGAACTTCTCGAGAATGGTTGTGATCATAATCTGGGTGCCGGTTGCAACGTCAGCATTGGTTGGTTTTTCCAAACCACTTTTGCGCAAAAAGTCCACCGCTTCCATCAGCAGCTTTACGCCAGCCGGAATAATTACGGATGGGGGCATCGTCTTGTTCGATTCTTTAAACAGCAACAGCATCAAGCCTGCAATGCCTTTGCCCAAACGCTCGCCAAGCGGGCCGGGCTTTTTAAGTTCTTCCAGCATGACCCGGTGGCTTTCCTTGGAAAACATGACTTTCATTCCGGCAACCACCGTGCGGTCGTAAGCCTTTTGTAATTCAGGAGGCATCTTGATATTTTTAGACACGTCCTCTGTGGATATTTCGGCGCCATCAGGGCGGCCCATTTTGTCTTGAATGATTCCGGTTGCCATTGTGTTCTCCTTATGCTGGGCGGGCGCCGGCGATCAGACCGGGTTGTTGGGCCCAAGGCTGTTGTACCACGGCGTTGGGGTTTACCGTGAATCCGGCATTTACAGATCCATAGCTGGCATTTAAATTTGCACGACGGGCTTTTTCTCGATCAAGAGCCGCTTGTACTTCTTGGGCCTTTGCGTTGGCGTATCCAGTGTTTGCTTTCAAAGCATCCAGCTCGGCATCTGTTTTGCCGCTAAGCCAATTGGCTACGCCGCCAATAGTCTGCGCGGCCACGTAGGCGCCAGTCGGGTTGTTTTTCAACGCATCCATTGCGTTGGTGCCGGCCTGCGAAATGGCTTGGCCATAGTTGCCGGCTTTGATTTGATCGATGATGCCGGGCGGGGCTGGTGTGGGGCCGCCCAAAGGAGTAGGGCCCCCCATAGTTCCGGCGTTGGGCGACCATGCGCCCGACGGAGGTACCAAGACGCTATCGGCCATGTTGGGTATGCCAGTGTTCAAACCCGGAACGGGTGCGTTTGATGGGCCCAGAGCTGGAGGGGTAGCAGATGGAGGGGTAGCAGATGGCGCGGCTTGCGGACCGGGGGCCTGCACTGCCGATTGCCCCAAAGATCGGGTTGCGTTACCGGCGTTGGTTGCGTTTGCGCCATAGCCAAACGTATCGCCCATGCTTTTGCCAAACGTCTCGCCCATCGTGTACTCTGCGAATTGGCCTAAGCCACCCACAATGTTGGCGGCCATGCCCAGCTTCATCAAATCTTTATTGCCAGAGACATTGCCTATCAAACTGACTGCGGCGCCAGCAAAGCTCAAACCCTCCATCAAAGAGGCGGTCCCGGCAAGTACTTCAGCCCCGGTAAGGAACATGCTCCCGATAGAGATGGCCGCGCTAATCGGGTCGTTCTTTTCGCCATAGGCCGCGCCTCCGGTCGGGTCGCCGATCGGGTGCTCCAAAGCCATTGCCCGCGTTTGCGAACGGGACAGGTAAGTTTTCTTAATCATGATTTCCTCTCAAAGGGTAGGCTGTCAAGCATGAAGTACTCGAAGTCTCCGTCTTTCCAAGTGGGCGTAAACCCAATTCGTTTTACAAATTCTTTTTGCTTTACTCGCCCATGTGCAATCCGAGTAGTCAAAAATCCGTGTCTATCAAATACCGGCTGTAAGAAATTCCGTACAGACCCGCGCACGCTGGCCGCTGGTCGCCATCCCGGTATCAAAGCAAAGTGCACTTCCGTGCCCTTGGCCACCATGGTCCAAACGTGTTGGCCGTCTTTCTCAAACGGCAACACATCCCAGTCTGCAAAATAATCCAGTATGGCCCACCGCGAAAGCGATGTGCCCTTGCGAACCGAACTGATGATCGGCTCAAGCAAGTCGTCACGCGTCATGGTGCAAAGCTCAGCAGATCTTTAAGGCCAGAAATGCCGGATGTCGAACTAAGTATTGCCAAGGAATTCTGAAGATACGTTTTTTGCATGTTGACCGCAGCTTGTTTGGGCGAAATTCCATTCACGCCATCTTCTGCTTTTGCGCTCAGATCCGGGTTGGCCATGATGTCGGCAATGTTTTTGGACACCTGCTGGAACGTCTCATTTGCGCTTGCCGATGCCTGCATCTGGTTTTTGTATTTTGCCTCGGTCGCAGCAAGATTGGCTCGTGTAGATGCGTCGATGTTCTGTAGCTCAATCTTTGTTTGCGCGTCGGCATTGGACAGGGCGTACTTCATTGACTGGTCCATCATTGTCTGGACGGTCGAATTCAACGCGTTGGCGTACTGCTTGGATACGTCTGTTTGGTTGGCTGCCGAGAACTGGGCGGCCTGATTCTGAGCGGCAGCGTTGGCCAAAGCGGCTTGGTTGGTAGCCCCGGCCGTGTACTGGGCTGCTTGGTTTGCCGCGCCGGCGTTGACTTGGGATGCTTGGTTCAGAGCGGTAGCCCCGTACTGGCCAGCTTGATTGACCGCAGCCGCGTTGGTCAGGGCGGCTTGGTTGGCCGCTGCGGAACCAAACTGTGATGCTTGGTTGGCCGCGCCGGCGTTGGTCAGGTTGGCTTGGTTGATTGCGGTAGCGCCAAACTGATTGGCTTGATTTGCCGCACCGGCGTTGGTCAAGGCAGCTTGGTTGGCTGCGCCAGCACTGAAGCCCGCAGCTTGGTTTTGAGCCGCTGCGTTAGTCAAGGCGGCTTGGTTGCCTGCGCTGGCAGTAAAGCCAAGTGCTTGGTTTTGAGACGCTGCGTTAGCCAGCGCAGCTTGGTTGCCCGCGCCAGCCGTGAATTGAGCCGCTTGATTTGAACCGGCAAGATTTTCAGCACCAGCTTGATTGGCTGCGGCCGCATTAAATTGCAAACCGGTGTTGCCTTGATTGACATTAAACTGGGCCAATTGATTGGCCGAGTTGGCATTGAACTGGCCGGAGTTGGCGTAGGTGGCGGCGTCTGACTGGGCAATTGGAAGGGCTGCTGCATAGAGTGCTTGTTGGCCAGCGCCGACTGCCATGCTGGAATTGGTCAATCCCCGGGCGTTCATTTGGGCCAGCGAGTTGGCGCGGGCTTGTTGAAGCAGGGGTGAGTTGGACGCGATGATCCCGCCAAGTTGGCCTTGCACGGTTTGATTGGGGTCAATGTTCCAGTTAGTCCCAAGGGCTTGACCGGCGTTGTAACCAGACGCATCTCGACTGCCTGCGGTGTACCCGCCCGAACCTGCGGTCGATGCGTCGTAACCAGTTGCGCCTGCGGTTGCGGCGTTGTAACCAGTGGACCCGGCATTGGCTGCGTTATAACCAGTAGCACCGGCGTTGGTGGCGTTATAGCCCTGACTGGTGGCCGTGCTGGCGTTATAGGTGAACGGGTTAGCCTGAGCGGCGTTGTAGCCGGTAGCGCCTGCTGTAACGGCGTTGTAGTTTGTGGCTTGGGGCGCCGCGATGGCGGTCTGAGCCGCGCCAAGCAGGTTTTTACCGCCGGTAACATTTAGATCAAAAGGATTGTTTGCTGTTGCCATTATTGCTCCACAAATAAGAAAGCCACCCTTGGGTGGCCTTTTGCGGGCGCACGGGCCCCGCAAAGATTTTACGTCAAGAATTCGAAAGGAACAAGGCCCTTTCGTCGATCCGCCGATTTTGCAAACCTTTAAGCGGTTTGCCGTTAGCCATACAATATTTCAGAAATTCCTCCGCAGCGCCCGCCTTATCGCCTCGAAGCAGTTTCTGACGAAGCGTTGAACGCTGGAGTGCTCCGAGGCCCACATTAAAAGAGAAGCTAACAAGGCCATCAAACATGCCCTGTGTAAGAGGGACAGGGCAGAATTGTTCGACCCCGCGCTCAAATCGAGCCAGATCTGCTGCAAGTATTCCATCGACTTCCTCCATAGGGAAAACCCTATCATCTTCTGGGCGCAGGGGAAACGCATCCCGCTGCTCAAGTTTTAGCCTGCCCTGCTCAGGGTAAAGCACATGCCCTACCCCTATGGTCCAGAGCTTGGCTGGGCACCGGTATGCACGCTGGCGGGTGCCCTCGTGGTGTTTGATCACCCCCAGTGCTTTGGCTGAAACTTTCATTTGTTTTTCACCGTTTGAACACAACCGACTTTATATCCCAAATCGCGCCATTCCTGAGCCGCTTTCTGACAGGCGGCCTCGTACTCAAAGTACCCCACCGTGGTGATGTACTGCATGTTGATCCCGGAAATTAAAATCAGAGTCCAGATCATTTTCCAAAGGCCCGGCCCCCAAAATGGAATGCGATGATGGAAGCGAACAGGGCTTGGGTGTTGGAATCCCACAAGCGCTCGGCAAGGACCGGGAACTGCACGCCGTTGTTGTACCCGTAAACGAACAGGCCGATGTCCACAAATACCAGAAGGAAGAAAAAGCCCAGAGTGATGAAGCTGCGAACACCTGCACGCAGGTTCTTCATCCATTGGCTGGTGCCGTCGTTGAGTGACTCGTCGTGCTGGTAGATGGCATTCATCTCAGCCACTTGGGCGTTGACCAGATTCTCGTTTCCGCGTGCGGTCGTTTCCATCTCAAGCTGGGCGCTGTGGATTTGCTCAATCCGTTCCTGCGCTTCAAACCCAGCCTTGCGCAATTCCAACTCACGCTCGATCTGAAGCTGGGCTAGGGCAAGCTCGTGTTTTTTGTCGTTGCGGTCTTGGAAAAAGTCAAGCAATTTGGGCAGGCCGCCCATTAAGAATGAAATCAGAGTAGACAAAATCGTAAGCATTTATTTCCCCAGTAATATCGATAACCACCAAACAGCAAAACCAAGGACCATCAGAATGATGCCGCCGCCAAGAAGCCAACTGATCAATTCGTCCAGATCCTCTTTCTTTTTCTTGGCGTGCTTTGCGTCCAAAATTTCTTGCGTCTTGCGGTTTTGAATAAGCTCGTTTCGCGTAATCAAAAGCTGCTGCCAAGTATCGGCGTGACCGTTGAGCACCATCCACTGGTTTAGCTCCTTCTCGGCATCGTCTAGCTGTTTGGCTTGCATGACAATCTCAAAAGCCTGAGCTGTATCAGAACCAGCAAAACCCGTCTTTGGCTTGGACGCGGCCTTTTGCACAACGTCCTTTGCCTCGAAAAACTTCATGGCATCCGCGCTTATGCCTTGGATGTCCTTGCCCATCTTAATGGCGGCTTGGACTCCCTTGATGGCCGACTGGGCCACGGCAAAAGCTGTAACGGGATCGATCATATTTCAACTTTTTTCCACTCGAGGCAGTAGACTGTTCTGTTGAACGCATCGCCGTACCAAGCCCAGCGCACACAAACATACTTGTATTTAGGCGGCGCGATCGCGGTTAGTAGGACAAAAGCAACAACCCATTTCACATGTTCCCTTTGCCAAACCAGTGGCTTAGGTATCCCATAAAGCTGCTGATCGCGGACACGAATGCCATGCCCATCCAGAAACCTCCCCGGCCTTGGTTGGCCATGGCGATCAGCTTCTCGATAGACGTTTCCATCTTATCAATCTTGGCCGACATTTCGTCAAAACGACGTTCGTAGTCTTGGACCTTTTGCCACAAAACGCCGTACTTGACCGGGTCAATTTCTGGGGAGTTCATGGTTTAGTAGGCCAAGTTACGTTGTCAATGTCAGTGGTAACTGAGGGTAGGTCACGCAAAGACTGGCGGTAAGCCGCCCACACGGTTTTATCTACGGTAGTGTCCGCTAACTGAGTCCAGTCGCTGTTAGTCAGTCTTTCGTTTCTTTCCGCTCTCAGCATCGCCCACTTTTGCGTGGTGGCATCAGCCGCTTGCTGGGCCAATTCTTCAGCGGTGTATTTGTCTGTAGCTACCCATGATTGCAACCATTGGCCATCAACTAGCTGTGGCGTACCCTCGGTTACATTTTTTTCACTTAGCTTATAAGAATGCCCATGCGGTAAGACACGAACAAACCCGTCAGGTAAGCCGCTGGAAAAGTCAGTGGTAAACGATGTATTGGGAAACAGGGCTTTAATATCTGTTTCACCCAATGGGTAGCTAACAACTGTATTGTTTTCAATTTTTGCGTACATAATTATTTCCCTGCTGCGTATGGAAACGTTCTAGTGTCTCCGGGCCAAATTACTCGAATTGCTCCGACAGCACCATCATAAGCAATCCCGGAAGGGGAATCATTGCCGCCGCCGCCGCCGCCGTAACCACCACCTGAAGCAGTTTTAGCGTTACCGCCAGCATAAACACTTGGCATTGATCCACTGGAATATCCATTTTGAGTACTGCCAGAAGCTAACACAAATGGATATCCTTGCCCACCGGGGTATAGTCCCGATCCGCCCGCGCTTCCAGATTGTGAGCTGCCGCCGCCTTGTCCCCCAGCACCGCCGCCTATGGCGGTTGAACCTACGCCGTTATTAGGTGAGCTACTGCCGCCGTTACCACCAGCACTAGTGTAGCCGCCAGCCCCGCCGCCACCGCCCGACAAAGTAGTGGTTGCAGTACCACCTGTACCACCGTTAGTTCCACCAATAGACCCCGCTACTGTTGACCCACCACCGCCAGTACGCGCTTGTCCGCCTTGCGCCCAAACAGAAGCAGTGCCGGTAGAAGTTCCGTTAAACCAAGTATCCCCGCCGTTACCGGCAGTAGTGCTTTGTAAGGCACCAGCGCCAACGGTATAGTCTATGGTTGCCCCCGGTGTAACAGTTAAATTGTTGTAATACCTAAGACCGCCCCCACCTCCGCCATGTGCCGCTGTATCACTGCGTACTCCGTTGGCACCCCCGCCAATACAAACTACTGATACGGATGTCACTCCGGCTGGCACTGTCCATGTACCGGCACCGGCAGATGTAAAAGTAACTTCAGATGTATTTACTGGAGCATTTGAAGGAAATTTAGACGATTCAGAAAGTATTCTTACTGCACCGGGCCCACCAATCAATCCATCAGAATATTGAGTAGTAACACCATCGTTGCAACCAAAACCGCCCGGGCCGCCTGCTCCGATCCAAGGTGAACCACTAAAAGGCGTAGCGCCTCCAGAACCCGGGTTTCCGCTTCCTGCTTGCGATCCAGACCCATCATTTACAGAAGCCGCGCCGCCAGTGCCGGTAGACCCAGCGCCAAAAACATCTACTGTACCGCCAAAACCAGCAGGGCAATTTACTAAATTACCTGCCCCATCGCCCACCGCGCTTCCACCACCGCCGCCACCGCCGCCTCCACTTCCGGAAGCAGCATCACTACCAGCAGTCCCAACTCCGTTTGATTGTCCGCCAGTGCCGCCAGTGCCGCCAGTGCCAGAATAACCGCCAGCGCCACCACCGCCACCGCCACCCATACCCGGGCCACCAGAATTAAATGAGCTGCCTCCCACGCCGCCATTACCGCCAGAATAGCTGCCTTTTGATCCCCCAGTACCTCCAGTAGTGTTGCCGCCGCCTGAACCCCCACCGGCGCGTATTAAATCAACACCCGCCCGTTGAATGTAACTATCGCCACCATCAACACCACTGTTTGCAGCATTATTTCCAGTGCCACCTTTTCCACCTGATCCCGCCGCTACTGTAAGTGTTTCACCCGGAGTTACTGCAATAGTTGCATAAGTTAAAGCCCCACCGCCACCGCCGCCACCTCCAGCCGGTACACTGCCTCCAAGATCGCCTTTACCTCCCGCACCGCCTCCGCCAGCCCCGACACAAACAACACTAATGGATGTAACACCAGAAGGAACAATCCAAGATGTTGGTTCGCTTGTTTTAGATGTTCTAGACGTGCCAATTGTTCCAGCCCCCACCGCTGTACTGCCAACAATCCAAGAAGGAATAAAGTAATAAAGAGGAATTCCAATTTTAGTTGCACCGCCGGATTTACTTGCTGCAAACATATCTAATCCTTAGTAGGTGTAGTTTTGTCCAACAGTTGTGCCATACCATCTACTGCCATCACTAAAAAATGAGTAAATATCTTGTTTACTTGCAGTAGCTGTAATAGTAGGAGCTGTTCCTCCGGGCCATGCAACTGTTGTCCATGTAACTGTCCTACTTCCAGTAGCATCTTGCTTTAACATCATAATAAAAGATTTACCAGCAACTGCCGTTGGCATTGTTATCGTAGTGGTAGCAGTCAGGGTAATGATCTGAACCGTTCCGTTTGCCAAGTCAAGCGTAATAGCTGTTGAACTGTTTGCACTATATGGTGATTCAACATAATTAGTAACTGTAGGATTTACTATTGTTGGGGTATCAGAAAATACAGCAACACCTGTGCCTGTTTCATCTGTTAATAATGTTCTTAAATTTGAACTGTTAGGTGTTCCAAGAAAAGTCAAAACGCCTGTTGCCGTTGTAGTAGTAGTTGGAGCCGCGCCAGCACCACCACCCACAAGTAACGTGCTTGCAGTTAAAGCCGCAGACGATGCAAGTGTTCCTGTGGCAGAGTAATAAAGTACACCGCCAGAAGTTCCAGCAGTTAAACCTGTGCCTCCATTAGCAACAGGCAATGTTCCAGAAACGTGCGTTGTTAAACCGATCTTGCCATAGCTTGGAGCGGTGCCAACGCCGCCAGAAATTAGCGCGTTGCCGGTGGCCACGTCTGCAAGTTTGGACAGCGCCGTAGTCGTTGATGCGTAGACAATGTCGCCAACCGCGTAGCTCGATTGCCCGGTACCGCCGTTGGCAGCAGCAACAACCCCCGTCACGTTGGCAGCCGTGCCCGTGGTGTTTTGGTTAAAAGTCGGCCAAGTAAATGTGCCCGTACTGAAATTGCCCGATGTTGGTGTGCCAAGTACCGGCGTTACAAAGGTGGGCGATGTGGCCAAGGCCAGCACCGTTCCGGTCCCAGTAGTGGTGTACGACGTGCCCCAAGCTGAACCGGTTGAATTGGCGATGCCCGCGCCCGGGTAGGTCATGCCGGAGGCCGGCGCGGCCCATGACGCGGTAGTTCCATTACTTGTCAGGATGTAGGTATTAGCGCCGATGCCCAGCCGGGTCGCACTGTTGGTGCCGTTGCCGATAATCAAATCGCCGGCAGTGGTTACCGGGGACAGCGCGTTGAACGCTGCTGATGCCGTCGTCTGCCCGGTACCGCCGTTAGCGATCGCGACGGTGCCCGTGACGTTGGCCGCTGTGCCCGTGGTGTTTTGGTTAAAAGTTGGCCAAGTGAAAGTGCCCGTGCTGAAGTTGCCCGACGTTGGTGTGCCAAGCACCGGCGTTACAAAGGTGGGCGACGTGGCCAAGGCCAGCACGGTTCCGGTCCCGGTAGTGGTGTACGACGTACCCCAAGCTGAGCCGGTTGAATTGGCGATGCCCGCGCCCGGGTAGATCATGCTGGCTGCGCCCGGGGAAGCCCAAGACGCGGTAGTACCGTTACTTGTCAGAACGTAAGTATTGGCGCCAATGCCTAGTCGGGTTGCGCTGTTGGTGCCGTTACCAATGATCAAGTCGCCGGCAGTAGTTACTGGGGACAGCGCGTTAAACGCGGCTGACGCAGTCGTCTGCCCAGTTCCGCCGTTAGCGATCGCGACGGTGCCAGTGACATTAGATGCCGTACCTGTTGTGTTTTGATTAAAAGTGGGCCACGTAAACGTGCCCGTGCTGAAGTTGCCCGACGTTGGTGTGCCAAGCACCGGTGTCACAAAGGTGGGCGAGGTTGACAATACAACAGAACCCGTTCCTGTAGATGTAGTAACACCTGTACCACCGCTTGCAACAGCAAGGGTTGCAGATAAGCCAGCAGCAGTGCCAGTTGTGTTTTGATTAAAAGTGGGCCACGTAAACGTGCCCGTGCTGAAGTTGCCCGACGTTGGTGTGCCAAGCACCGGTGTCACAAAGGTGGGTGATGTAGCCAAAGCCAGCACTGTGCCAGTCCCGGTCGTGGTGTACGACGTGCCCCAAGCTGAACCGGTGGAATTACCGATGCCTGCACCCGGATAGGTCATGGCGGCGCCCGGGGCTGCCCATGACGCCGTGGTGCCGTTACTTGTCAAGACGTAGCTGTTGCTGCCAATAGCCAAGCGCGTGCTGCTATTTGTGCCGTTGCCGATGATCAAATCGCCGGCGGTGGTTACAGGGGCCAGTGCGTTGAACGCGGCGGTCGCCGTCGTTTGGCCGGTCCCGCCGTTAGCAATTGCGACGGTGCCAGTGACATTAGCCGCCGTCCCAGTGACGTTACCGGTGACGTTGCCAGTTAGATTGCCAGTAAATCCGCTGCTTGCGGACACGGTCGTAAAAGAACCGGCCGCTGGCGTAGTCCCGCCAATAACCATGTTGTTGATCGTGCCGCCGGTAAGGGTAACGCTGGCGCCAAGACTTACTGTGCCGGTAGCTGTAAGGTTGGTGAAAGTACCGGCTGCTGCCGTGGTTCCGCCAATTGTGGTGCTGTTGATAGTCGAGCTGGTGATGGCCAAAGACTGCAAAGCGGATGACGCAATTAAAGCCGTGCCAGCAGAATTGACCATGGCTACTTTGTAGCCATTTGCGGCTAAGGTGGGCAATAGATCAAACCCGGCGCCAATGCTTTCCAGCTCGTTGCGTAACGACGCCGACGAGCCCGGAGAGTTGGGCGTCGGGTAAGTGGTGTGGTTGTAATATGAATTACTCATCGTATTCCTCGGCGCAATGTGTAGTGAACAATGATGTTGTTCACCGTGAAAGAGTTCAGGATGCTGGAGTTGGACGAAAGACGAATTGCCATATTGACAGCAGTCCCCGTAACCTCGATTTCCGTAGGCGCTATATCAGCTCCATCCCAAACAAAATTGTCCCAGATCATCTCGTCCCAATAGCTGGACCGCAAGTCATTGGCATAGGTCGCGTCGGTTGCTTGAGTCAAATCCTGCGTGCGGTATCCAAGATCGTATCCAAACTGAACCTCTGCGTATGAGTCCCCGGTGACCTCCAAACTGGCTTTGCGGTACCGCTTTAGTATGCGAGGCGATTTGGTAGAGTTGTACACCAAATTGATGTTGGCCGCAATGTCCCCGCCATCAAAGCTGGTGCCCATATCCATTTGGTACACAAACCCATTTGTCGACCCAAAAAACTGTACGGTTCCGCCCGATGGGCTTTCGCTGTCAACACAGCAGTTAATTGTGTTGGCAAACTGGATGGGCATGCTACCAAGCACTTGGCCATTCATGATGGTCAAATACAAAGCCGTGCCGTCAGAGAAGAAAATCCGATACTGGCCTTTGTCTCGGTTGACCGAGCTACCAACTGCCAGATCCCTGTGGGCCTGAATAAAAGGCCGTAAGTTCATGGTCAGGGACGCAGGAACGAAGTTGCCGAAATTCAACGATGTGCTCATGCTGATAACGCCACGGTCGTCAAGCACGTAAGACTGATCTAGATTCTGGGCGGTGTACGCATACGCGCCAGTGCCGGTATTAAACGCAGACAATTGGAAAGTAGACGAGCTTGTGCCATATAGCACAGACGTATCCTGTCTTGTATATACGCCCAAAGCGCCGCTGGATTGGTTACCCGGCAAAACCAATAGATTGGTGATGGCGCCGTTCATCGCGATCTCGCCGGCCCCCAGCAACGGGTCCCATTGGTATGGGTAGCCCAAAGCGCTAAATTGCAGGGACGCGCCAAAAGCCAAGAACAGATGCTGTTTGTGAAACACCACGTGGTTCGGCGTGTCAACCGTCATTCCGGTACGAATTGGCACGTACGTCGTGCCATCAAATTCAAACGCGTTGTTCTTGCCATCGCAGCCATACATTTTGTAGTTGGCTGTGCCCCCACCAAAATTGGCAATTACGGTTTCATATCGGCCGCTTGGGGCCAGTGCGATTTGCGTAGCGACCGAGGTCGCGTGTGCATAAGTCGTGGCCCCTATGCGCAAATTCTCGCCAACGCTAAAGGTCCCCGTGGTGCTCGATAGCACTAGCTGCCCAACCGCGTCATGCGCTGCCCAGCTACCGCTCTCCAAAACAGTGCGGGCAACTACACCGGTAGCCCCGCTGGTCTGGCCGGTAAGCGTGACCCCATCCGCAATTTCCACCAACCCGGTATCAAAAGTCAGGATCTTGCCAAGAGTAACTGCGGTCCAGCCAGAGCTGCTGGACTTGTACATGATGGAGGCTGTGGCCCCCACGTTGTTGCGCCAAGCGTAGCAAACGCCGTTGTAGTAGGACACGCCAAGAACAGAGCCAGACCCCGGCACCGCGCTGATATCGGTCCGGTAGTTGTCGGCTGCAAGACCGCGATACGTAGCGTCTAGCAAACCGTCAGCCGAAATGCCTTGAACGGTGGTAATCGTGCCCACGGTGGTCGAGCTAACCGTGAGGCTTTCTCCCGCCGTGAAGGTTCCCGTCTGCCGAGTAATGATCACGTCGTTGTCGGCTCGGGCAATGACCTTGCCCGTGGCGGCAGAAGACACGCCAACAATGGTGTTGCCCACGGCGATTGTGCCGGTGATGGCGCAGACAAGCAAGTTGTACACAGCCGCTGAAGGGCTGGCGTGGCCATCAAACCGCTCGTATCCGGCGATGCGGGTGTACCCGCCGGTGATAGAACACTCAAAATTAGCCGCCCGGCGGGCAACACCCGGGGGCAGCGACAGCGTTGGGGTAACCTGATCCAAGCCGCCGTTAAGGCGGATGAGATCGTAACTGACTCTGGGCGTACTTAGCGGCATACGTGCGCTCTACGCAAGCGGCGGGCCGCTAACTAGGGTCGGTAGTTGATCGATATCCAAACGATTCATCAACCGCTTAAATTCAAATTCCCCGCGCTGGTAAACCTCCGGCGCTGATTCATACCCACCGTAAGACATCATGGCCCGGTAGACGATCATCATGTGGAATCGGTCAGGGAAAACGCTGGGAGGCGCGTCGGTAGCCGCAGAAAATTCTGTCGGCATTGTGTAATACTCTCCGACAACTACGTAGGCTCGGTCTGGGATAGACCCAAATCCTAGGTTTTTGTCCGGGTCAATCGTAACGACTACTGGACGTGCATACGTTGTGCGCATATTCCCGTACATGTACAAGTTGCGGAACGTCGTGTAGTCCATGTAGTTTGTTAGCTGCTCGTCTTTGTAGTCTTGATCTACAGACGAAATGCGCCAACTGTCGCGCTTCCAATTACCAAACGTAGACCCCACACCGGCTTCGGTGGGGGTGTAAATTTGCTGATGGGTAACCGTGTTGAATTCCACCGGGTTGCGCATCCACTGCCAATCTTCTTTGGCAGTTTGAACGTCAACCCACGCACTGTTCACCCACGAAGCCATCCGGGCGGATTCGCCGGTAAGCCCAGTCACGCTAGTAAGCGCGGTGCTGGCGCCGGCGACGCCGCACTCCACTCGAGCGCGGTTGATCAGTTGGAGGTAATTCACAAGGTCACTCCGGGTTTAAGCTGGCTCAGCCATCACGTTGGTGAGCCATGCACGACCGCGAGGATTCGCGTCTTCCATAAGCTCGAACGGGTATGCTAAACCGTGGCGTGCGATCATGTCAATCTGATCAGGCGCTGCCGGGTTACGTGTGACTTGGCTGTACTTAGTTTCCTTCATGCGGGCCAAGATTTCAACATACTTACGACGCACCGTGGTAGGCACTCCGCGCATGATGGGCTGGTTGGTCCCGTTGCAATTGAGGATAACGTGGGGAGACTGATTCTCGTCAGTGCTGGAGTGGACCAACACAGTGACCATCTCGTTCATGAACAGTTCGCTGGAAGCTAGTTCGCGCAGATCTAGGACTTGCGAAACGGGGTCGATTGTCGGTGCGTCATCAAGGATTTCGATGCCAGCGACTACTTTTTTTGTTGCCATTTTCATTCTCCGTTGGGGTTAAAAAACTGTCTTGCCAAAAAGCAGACCACCCGAAGGCGGCCTGCATAAAAACCTCTTCAAGGAGGATGGCAAATTATTGTGCGCTACCGGGCATGTCCATGCAGTCGTAGTACGCTGCGGTAATGCCAGTGGCGGACAGGTCGGTGCTACCGGGCGTGAACGTAACTGCCGAGCTGGTAGTCACTTTGATCAGACCGACCAAAGTTGTACCGGCTGTAGTTTGGCCGGGCACGGGGCAAGGATCGCCGGAGGTAACGATAGGACCTTGAGTGGTCGTAACGGTGCCGCCCGAAGTGATCCACACAGCGAACAAACAAGCTTGGCTTGCGGCCAGCGCGGTGCCAGTCGAAAAAGTCAAGTTGTCGGTAGCCGACTTGGATTTGAAAACACCGTTGCTGGTGTAGGTCAGGGTGTTAGCAGTTTTGAACGTGTTGGCGTTCGTGCCTTCAGCCAGACCGGCAGCGGTAAGCGAGAGATAGCCACTGTTGGCTTGTTCGATGTTGTAAGACATGGAAAAATTCCTTTACAAAAAATTAAGAGACTGTTGCCGAGAACGGAGTTGCTTCCGTGCCAGTGGCTTTGGTAAACACTCGTACGGCATATGAGCCCGCAATTGCGTCGATGATTTCAATAAAATCACCTGCATATCCGCCCAACGTAGTGCCGTTAAGTGTGATAGTGTCGTCGGTAGATGCCGTAGCATAGCCAAGTACCGCAGCCGAGTTATCACTGATCACGAATGCGCGGCCGGTCATCACATCGGTAGCATTGTTCACCTTGATGGTGGTGCTGTTCGATGTAATGGTCGTGCCAATCACAAAACGATATACCGAGCCAGTGCCGGTAGCATTAGGCAGAGTAATTGCACAACCTGCTGCGGCATTGATTACGACGGTACGGCCTGCTTGACCGTCTGATGTAATTGTTAGCGTAGCGCCCGTCACGTTTACTGGGGTAGTGGCAAGCACCGCTCCAATCACGTTTCCGGTCAATCGGCCATCATTTACAAGGCTATAGAAAGCTGGATTGCTCATGGTGTGTTCCTTTAGTTAAGACGGGACCGGGTTGCCCCGGCCCCTAGTCATTACAGAGCGGTCACACCGGCTTCGATACGGGCCATGAAGGCGTCGTTCAGACGCACAGTCGCGAACCATGTGGAAGCGCCCACGTAGCCGAATTGGCCCAGTGGGTTGGCGTGGTTGGTCTGCGATGCTTTGAGCACCACAGGCTTGATTGCCGACATGCCCTTGAGAGCAACTTGGCCCCAAGCGTCTTCACCGATGATGATGAAGGGGTACACGTCGACGTTGGAAGCACCAACCGACAGCATGCCACTCGAACCAACCGAAGCGCCGGCTGCCAAGAACGACTTCAACAGCGGAGAGCTGATAAAGCGGAAGTCTTCGCAAGCACCGACTTCGCGGTCGTGGATTGGCTTGAATGAACCGTACTCTTCAACACGGGTAAAACCGGGCAGATTACGGATATCGCTGACAGCGTCAGTGTGGCAGAACACAACGTAGGCGGGCTGCACTGCGCGGGTACCAAAGTTAACACCGGGAGCCAGACGGCTGGTCACGCGGCGTGAACGGTTGGACTCGAGAGTACGAGCTGCTTTACGGATTGCGTTCAGGCTGATAGCTGTGTTGATTGCAGAGCGGCTGGAGCCGTTTGCATAGATCACAGTGGAACCAGCTTTCAACACGCCGTAACGAACCATCTCCATCACCTCAGCCAGAGTCTCGCCAGTCAGCTTGACCATTTCGCCGGGGATGTCGTCTTCGTACAGTTGTTCAACTTTGCTGGAGTACTTGAACAGTACGCCATATTGCTGAAGCTGAACCGATACGTCTTGGAACGAGATCGTGTTTGCGTTAGGAGTCACACCCTCAGCCAACACGAAGTTGGAAGCGGTGATGTCCGGTGTACCGACGTAGCGGCTGGTGTTTTCGATTGTGGTACCGGAGGTCGATGCGCCGAAGGGCAGAGTACGACGGAACACCAAGGTGTCTGTCGAATTCTGGGGCATCTCACGTTGAGTACCGAAGTCGCCCAAAACAGTGATGGGCTGGGCGTGTTCAAGCATACCTTGGGCGGCGCGGATTAAGTTACGCGACGCTACGGTGCCGTAATTTTGGATAGACATAGTCTAGATTTCCTTATACAAAAATTGAGTTAATAGCCGCGATCTTTAAGCTCTCGCTCACGTTTCTTGGCTTCGTAGTTCCACAGTTCTTCTGGTGACATGTCGCCAAGTGTTTTAGGCGGCGGCGTCTGGCCAGTTCGAGTTGTCGCAGCGGCAGCGAGTCGTGCTCCGCGCTCTTGCTTGATGTCCGTGGCTGAAACTGATTTGGCTGTTTGGTACATGTCCAACATCCGTATCGCGTCTCGCGCCGCTGAGCTATCAGCGAGTGCTCGGGTCTCTGGCGATTGCACGGCGAACCATTGCGCAAATTCGGTCGTGTTGACCGTATCACGCCAGTTCTCGTACTTGCCTTCAATCCGGGCTTCTTCCATGAGGCGCCCCATCTCGGACTTGGTTTGCGCAACCTGCTGCTGCACATACTGTGTCACCTGTTCAGGTGTCAAAAGCTGTTGCGGCGACGGTTGGTTACCAAGTTTAGATGCGACGTATTCCTCCATCGCTCCTGCCCACTCAGGGAAATCCTGCTTAAGCTGCTCCCACTTCTCTGGGTTTTTAGCTGCATTGACGATTGCGCCTTGCGATGGTGCGTCTTGCGGTGCGACTTGCGCCGCTGCTTGACGTGCCTGCTCAGCCTCTCGTTGCATTGCTGCCACGCGACCCTCGGTCGTTTTAACATGGTGCAGCAGTTGAGCATTTGCCTGTGCTAATTCGTCAATCTGTGCGAGTTTTGCACGGACTGTCGGGGATAGCCCAGCCAGTGGGTCTTCCGGTTCGGGTACGGGTTCTGGTGCGAGTTCCTGCGGCGTTTCCGGCGCAGCGGCTAAGGCATCAACTGCGGACGAGTTATCGTCGGCATCGAGCTTGGCAGCCTCCTCATTCCAAAGGTTTTGTACTTCTTCCGAAGACATTTGGGTTTCTTCCACTTTTTGCTCTCCTAACAATGACCGCATTTTGGCGATCGACTAACACGGTTAAGCGAGATTTACTCCGGCTCAACCACCACACCCCGAGTTACCGCATTGGGTAAGTCGAGAAATCTTTTAATGAAACGAATCTCACCGCGCAACGTAGCTGTCTCTATGTCGGAGAGCGCGACAGCGTCGTTTTTTATTCTGGCCTGCTGCAATTGGGCTTCTGCCCATTTGCGTAGCTCGTGCCATGTGCCGGATGAGTAATCGGTCATTCAATGAAAAAGCCAGCTTAGGGGCTGGCTTTGGTAAATTTTGGGCGCACTTCGCCCGAAGAAATTTTATAACACATTGTGGCAAGAACGCAACACATATTTTAAAGAGCCTTGCGGCCCTGCATTACTTGGCCAATTAACCCGGCCTCTTGGCCAGCCAAAGAGGGATTGGCCGACCGCCGAAGCTCCGCCTTGGTGGGGTCTGGGGCCTTGGCCGTGAACTCTTTTGTCCATGGAGCCGGCTTGTCCATGAAGGTCGGGGCATCGTACTCAATGGTATATACCGTGGGGTCGCGTAAGATCCCGCCGTCATTGTCACTTCGTTCGGCGCCTTCTTTCTGGCTAATTACGCGGACTTTATTAGGGTCGATAAACTTTTGGGTTGCGTTCCCATCCGCGTTCGGCTCACCCGCTACGTAAAAATACTCCGGCTGCGCGTAGCCGCTGTCGTCAACGCCGCCCCCGCCCTTGTAGACGTTGGTTAGTGTCTTGGTTTGTGTACCCGTTGGGTTTTGCCTAAGTAGGGAATACCCGGGGCTATCAGATATGCCGCTCATCCCAGCGTACCCCGCCGGGGCGTTGGCCGTGGTTAATTTGCCCGTTGCCTGATCGGCTGTATAAAACTGACCGTTGGTTGCCCCGAGAGGGTCATACGAGCCGCCATACACGTACGGATTGCCATTGGCGTCCCGCATTATCGACGCGTTGTACGTATTGGCGATCTGCTGCTGCCCCTTAGCCTGTCTATTGTAGACGGCTAGGGCGCGTTGGTACGCATCGAGATCGCGGGCAAGTACGCTCACGCCTTAATCCAGTCTGCTGTAGGCGGAGAATAGCCGCCCGTTGGGGATGTCCAGCGCTGGCCTGTTACGGGGTTATACCAATTTTGGGTAGCTTGCGTATTAACAGACCCGGCAGCCGGGGCCGCAAATTGGTACGGGTTGTACGGTGTCATGCCCGCTCCGGCGGTGTTGTTACCCATGGGGCCTATTTGCGGCGTCACTCCGGTCGGCAGGCCAGCTTGGGCGTTCTGTGTGTACAACTGTTGCGCCACGCCGGAGATCAAGCCGCCATTATTGACATTGCCTGACGATGTGTTGGATACGTTGAACGTACCGGGGGTAAGCGTATTGGCGCCAGTGATCAGGCCGGTTACGGGTTTTCCCGTAAGAGGATCAAGCCTTACCGCGTTTGATTGCGATGTAAAGCCGGCAGTGCCGACAACGCCAGTGTTACTGGTGTTGGCCGGGACAGCTAAGGTTGTCGTGCCGGGAGCGGCGGTGGAAAGCGTACTGCCGACGGTACCCGTTGTAGTTTGTGCCGAAGTGCCGGTCGGAAGGGTAGCGGTGGTTGTTTTGCCCGTAGTACCACCTGTGATACCAGTAAGAATTGCCGGCGTGGAAGTTGAAGCGGGGACTGATGTTGCTGTGCCACTGACGATCGGAGGCGTGTAAGTGCTGCCGCCTGTGCCGCCTGTGCCGCCTGTGCCGCCTGTGCCGCCGGTACCTGTGCCGCCTGTGCCGCCTGTGCCGCCGGTACCTGTGCCGCCGGTGCCGCCTGTGCCTGTGTCAACCACGCCGCCTTTTGCGCGTGGATTCCCGCCCCATTGTTGCCAATAGGAATCGTACGCCGCGTCTCCCAGCCTGCCAAGGTCGGCCAGAAATTTGGCGGTGTTAACCTTGCCCTCAAACCTTGTCCCTGTTGTCCAATTGGAGTTGTAGGTTGATCCCACCCTAGATTGCATCTGCTGAAAGGTTTGGTCGGATTGTTCCGGCAAGTACCCGTTTTTTAGATTAGATTCAGTGGCGGCAACTAAATAAGCCGGGTCGCTGTACATAGCCGCCAAAGCTTTTTCAGCCGCTGCAAGCGGATCTGTCGCACTATTAATGGCTTCCCAATTGCGAGCATCTGGATTAGCCCCAACATTGCCGTACAAAGCTGCACTTGCCCGCGTCAACGCGGCTTGGTTTTTTTCGTAGTCCGGGTTTGATTTGTCGTAAAACCATTTGTCAATAGTATTGCCAGTGGCTTTCTCCACCATGGTTTTCATGTCCGGGCGGGCGCCTGTATTGGCCCCTGCCAAACCTGTGTAACCGCCTAAGCCAGCAGCAGCGCTTTCGGCGGCAACTTGCTGCTGTTCCGCATACGCGGCTTTTGTTTCTGGCGAAGCATTTTGATTGGCGGCTACCCAGCCTTGCACGCCGTCCATGCTGGCAAGGGCGATGGGGCTAACTTGCTTTTGAAGCGCCGAGTTAATCTGTTCCGACGAATAACCCTTATCAAGCAAGCCACTGTATTGGATTGCTTTGTCGGCAACGCTTGCCGCCTCAAAAGTGTCCGGTATTTTAATCGGGGGCAGCGCCATATTAAATTCTCCTTAGATTCCAGATCCAGTGGACAGCTTGAGCTGTTGCTCTGCGGCAAACAACTCTTTGCGCCCACGTTCTTTCATAGCCGTGTCGGCCAGCTTGGCCTTGATCGACTCGATGCTGATATTCTGCGAGTTTGAAAGTTTCAGCATTTCGATTTCGCGGGTCATCTGCAATTCCATCACACGAAGCTCGGCTTCCTGCTCGGCAATTGCCTTGCGTGTTTGCAACTCTTGCAAGTCGCCTTGGTTTTGCAATTGCACTTTCTGCATCTCTGCCTGCGAACGAACCTGCGCCACGGCCAGTGCCGGGTCGGGTGCCGGGCCTTGGGCAGCGGCCTGCTTCTGTGCTTCCTTGATCTGCTCGATCTCTTCTTCCGGCTTGAACACATCCTTGGGGTCGATGTGCTGGGCCTGCAAAGCCTTTTCAAACAGCTTCTGAGTATCAAGATACATACCGTAGACGGGGTTGGCCCCGGCGGCAAGCAGATTCAGGAACGACTGGTTCTGGATATCGCGGACCACCAGTGCGCTGGAGCCGCGTGCATCGATCGAGAAGTCGCCCTTGATCTCTTCGTCCTCGTTGTACATCATGTTGTAGTCGTAGTACCGGCGGATGTGGGGCCGAGTAATCATGTCGTCGAACTGTTTCACGAGCCTGCGCAGCACCACGTTGGCGCTGTTCATCAACATCTGCATTCCGCCCACGGTATCCGGCGCCGCGCCCTTCTCGCCCTGCATGATCGTGGGCACGCCGGTCTCGGCATCCGCCAGCTCGGTGGCCATCTTGATGATGCCGGCCAGCTCGGCTTGGTGGCTGTTGAACTCGAACGTGCTAAACGCCTTGCGCACGTCGTCAATGTCGTCGGTGGCGTACCAGATCTTGCGTGCCGATAGCTGCCACTGCTTGTCGGCTGGCTGGATCACGCCGGGCTTGACGACGATCTGCGGGCCACTGGAGACACCGGAGTTGTCCATCATCTGGCGCCATGCCGCGTTAAGGACCTTCTGCTGTGAGCGCATGAGGTACGGGATACCATAGCCCCACATCGTGCCGGCAATCTTCTCCCAGACGTAGAAGTCGTACGGCAGATCGCCGCCTTCCAGTGGGTTCAAGAACGCCTTGACCACGGTGTCGTTAATCATGATGACGCACGCGCTGATGCTGCGCAGCTCGTCCTTCTCGCCTACGCTCACGCCGGCAACCTCGAGGTCGTCGTGCTCGACTTCACCCCAGTAGGTCCACATCTCGTACGTCAGGCGGGTCATGTCGCGCTGGTCTTCGTCGGTCAGCTCACGCAGGGTGGCGGACTGCTTGGGGCCCTCCTCCAGCACTTTGCGCAATTGGCCCTTCATGAAACCGGGCTGCTTGGCAAGGTCGCGGATCTGTTTGGCCGTAACCTGTTCGCGCTCGTAAATGCCCTTGCCGTGGTGGATGTTCTCGCCGCAGCCCGGGTCTGGCCAGATGTTGCGTGGGTCAACCCGGAAAGACGCGGGGCTGATCTCCTGCACGATTTCAACTTGGTGGATTGTCTCGCCCGAACTGTCGGTGATAGGTTGCCACGCCTTGCGCGTGCGGTTGGTGACGATCGGGCCCTTGATCACGCCAGTGCCCAGCACGGCGGCGTCGTGGATCACCTTGCGCAATTCGCTGTTGTAATCGCACTCGACAAGCTGGTCCTCGATCTCGGTCTGCATGGCCTCGGCCTTTTTGTTGGCCACTTCCAAGGCTGCCTTGACCACGTCGCGCACGCGGGCTGGCTGGCCGTTCTCGCCCATGACTTGCTGGCCCTGTTGGTCCATCGCAGGCTTGTTGTCCTTGGTCATGCTCATAAGCTGCGGGTCCGGCGTGGGCTGGATGCCCCAGTTGCGGTCGTCCGTAGGTAGCAAGATGTCTGCGAGGCGGGCCTCGGCGGCATTGGTTTTCTGCCGGGTCATGCCAATAAACACCGTCGAGCGGTGCGGCTTGGCCATCTGGGTCGTCACCGGGTAGCCCTGCTCCACGCTGGTCATCATCTGACTGGCGGCCTTGGCTACGTTGTCTTTGCCGTTGTACTGGTCCTCGTCCTCGATCCAGCGTTTGTCCACGCCATAGGAACTGCGCGAACGGATCCATTCGTCACGCTGGCCGGAGAGGGTGCTGCCAAAGGCTTGCAACTTCTCGGCCTGCTTGGCCATCATGGCTTCGCGGTCTTGGAAGTCGACCTCGACTTCGATCTGTTGTGGTTCCATGATGGCGGCTTAGTAAGGCGTTTTGGCGTAGCGGGCGGCGATGCACGCCACGGCTTTAATCGTCACACTGGTTCCGCCGGTGACGACGGGGCGGATGAAAGCCGGGTTTTCATTAGCCAGATGGAGCGATGCCGTGGTATAGGCCATGTCACTAGTGCCGCTGCGCTGAGTCATTGGATGCCAAACACTGTTGTCGTTGGACCCCTGCCAAGTAGTTGTGGAGCCGCCGATTGTCCCTGACTGCTGCAAGCTCAGGTCTGCCGCAAAGGCGATCGGGACGCCACCGCCAACGTCGCCGGTCGTCATGGCGTCCCAAGTTACAAGAATGACGCCCGGAACGGTGTTGCGGTCAACGGTTGGATTGATAGTAGCCATGATGGTTTCCTTTGTTGGTGAGGGTCAATACCCGGTGGTCGGGTCAAAAATATTTGGGGCCAGCGTTGGGGCCATGCGGCTGTTGCGCATGCGGCCTTCGGCTTCTTCCTGTGTCTTGGCAAATCGGCGCATCATCATGCCGTACCGTGTCGCAGACATCAAGTCATCGCTGATTTTAACGACCATGCCATCCTTGCGGTGGTATAGCCTGAATTCTTCAAACCAGTCTTCCAAATGGGCGAACACCCGAAGGCGCATCGTCTGCATGCGGGTGAGCATCTCGGACAGGCCGGCCTCTACGGCATTGCTGCCGTCCTCAAACGTAGCCCGGTTGGGCAGCATGTTCAGGCCTTGGTCCTTGTACTGCTTGGCCAACTGCTCTCCGCTGCCGCCCTTGTCGCGCTGCAAGCCGTCATGCGGCCATGCAATCGGCACCCACTCGCCGCGTGCCCGAACGGCCATCGAGTGGCCAGCGATGCCGGGCTCACTGCGACGGTAGCAGTCGGTCACATACAAAATGTCGCTGTCTTTATCCCACGCCAGCCACACGACGGCGGTCGGGTGATCGACGCCGAAGTCGATGGCCGCGATGCGCGACCAATGCGGCGGGATCGGAAAAGCCCGGATCTTGATCGCCTCCTCCACCACGGGGAAGACGCGGCCAGATCCCAAAATCGGTATGCCCTTGGCCCGGGCCTCGCGCTCGTGCTCCGGGTAGCTGGCGATGATGGCCGCTGCCTGCTCGGGCGTGTAGTGCTCGGCGTCGCTGATCGTCATGTTGGTGACGGTCGATCCGGCCGGCTTCTCCAGCAAGAATCGCTTGACCACTTCGGACATGCCTAGCAGGGGCGTGAACGTCACGAAGACCTGACC